AATGAAGGGTTCAATCCCTTGGGATACTCCACCCATGAGTTGGGAGGTTGACATTGTAGGTGCAACAGCCAATCGGTGAGTGTTTCGCAGTCCAAGTCCTTTACAGTATTCAGGTTCACCAAGAGTGGTTGCGAGGTATTGGCTTGCACGTTCAGAGTCCTTGTTAAGCTGTTTAAAGATGTCGATGTTAAGCTTACGAGCCTTGTAGTCATCAAAAGGAATCATTTCCTTATGCAACAATGAATGCCATCCCAACACACCTAAGCCCAATGCACGGCTCTTCTTGGTGCTTGCAATGGCCTTCTCAAAGCCTCGTTTCCCCTTAGCCATAGACAAGAACTCACTGGTCACACAGTCAAGGAACACAGTGGCTACAAACACAGCATCTGTATCTTTCCACTCACGGTATTTCTCTAGGTTCATAGAAGCCAAGATGCATGTGAATGTTTCTGTCTCTCCGCTATGTAACATAATCTCAGTGCATAGGTTAGAAGCCTTAACATCCAAACCATGCTGCTTATAGGCCTCTGGACGGGCCTCAGCCACCTTATCGGTGAAGAAGAAGTAGCCCTTACCTGTCAGCATCTTCAGCTTCAAAGCCTTCTGATAACGCTCTACAGCCTCTGGATGGCCTGAATCAAGAGCTTCCATAAACTCCTTGCTCACTGTCCAGCCTACGTTAGCATCATCTGGATTGTTCTTAACCCAATCAGCCAACTCATTGAAGTCTGGATGATCAATAGGCAAGTAACCAGCCCATGCACCTCTACGAGCAACACCCTGTGTCACTCGCTTCATGGCATCTACATACGTTTGAAAGACTGGCAATACTCCCGAAGCAGTACCACCAGTACCGATTTGGGAGCCTCGGGGTCTAATGTCTCCCAGATAGCCGCTAGTACCGAAGCCGTTTTTAGTAAGCACAGCTGTATCAAGAAGCTCGCCATAAAAGTCAGCAACGCTGTCACCAATATACTGCCCACTGCAAGCCACAGGCATCCCTTTAGCAGTGCCAAGGTTAGCCAACGTAGGCGTTGAAGGGCTAAGCCAGCCGTTCCATATAACTTCATAAAATTTACCTTTCCAATCTGTACCGTCTTTAGGGGCATGTTTAGCAGCTGTCTCTGCAATTTGTTCTGCACGATGTTTGAAGGAAGTGCTTCCCTCCATATATTTGCTCTTGAAGAGGCCCCAGCCTCCTGTTTGATACCATTCAGGGAGCAAGCCTTGTTGCTGAAGACGCTTACGCTCAGCACTAAGAAACTCATACTTATTCTCGATTACCATACAAAGCCCTTTTCATTCCATTTACGATTGTATTGATTGCCAACCTTGGCAAAGAAGTCGTAGAACCACTCAGAGATTGTATCACCTTCTTCGTCAAAGAGAGGATCAAAGCCTAAGTTGCTCAAGCAGATGTTAGCACGAGAATTAACAAAAGCTTTCATGGCTGTTGCATTAATTCCTTCAATGTCTCCTTGTGAGAACAAAAGGTCTACAATGCGGTGCTCATGGTCTACCAAAGCTCTAGCAGCCTTATTCACTCGCTCTTGCATCCAAGCCTTGTCCACCTTGTTCTCTTCCATGTAGGTACGGAAGAGCCATGAGCTGCCTTCGTGGTGGATGTTCTCGTCACGCACAGAGAAGTTGATGCCTGCTACCAAGTTGCTCAGCTTGTTCTTACCATTGCTCTGGAAGTGCTTCAAGAAGGCAAAGCTGGAATAGAGAACACAGCCTTCCATCAAGGAGAACACAGCCAACGACAAGGGCAAGTCTTTACCACTAACAATGCTGTCGAGGTAGTCAATGCGACTAGCCAACACAGGGTCATATTGCCATGAATGGTGAAACTCTTCTGTTGCAAGACCTAACAACTCATTGATACGGTTGTAGAAACGGGCATGTACGTTGCTCTCAAAATAGCAAAAGGCATCAGCCATCAGCTCAATGTCAGGATGCTGGAAGCTAGGCTTAACAACACCAGACCAGTATTCATTACCAACAATCAGTTCATACTTGGTGAACAGCTTCAAGGCCGTTGTAACACCATGACGCTCAGCAGGGGTGAAGTCGGTTAAGATGCTATGCACATCCTTCTCTAAGTCAATCTCATCAAAAGTCCAGAAGACACCATTCTGTTTGTCTGCAAAGGCCAAAGCCTCTGGGTAGTCAAACGTGTATGAAGTCTTCTTTGTCAGCAGGTTTCTCATTTTTGTTGTCCGTTCTTATTTATAATTTGGAGAATTGTGTTAATTGCTTGAACCAGTTCTAGCTGATCATGTAAATGAATTTTAGACAGAGGAAGGACAGGGTGGGGCCATTTGTCTCTCAGGGCATCCCAGAACTTAGTTACATCATCTGTCATAACAGCTCCTTCTCAATCCTATCTGCCTTGTCTTCAATTACATCCATGAACCTGTTTACAAGCTCGTCACTGTCAATGTCTAACAGCTCCAAGATTGTAACACAGTCTTCACGTCTGAGCAAGTCTGCTATGTCATGAACTGTTAAGCTCATACTGGCTCTCCATACTTCTTGCTCAAATACTCGATGGAGATGAACATTTCATCAAAGTGCCCATCTTCCACCTCATTCATTACCAACAAGCCTCGCCAATGGCGGTTGCTCAGTTGGTCCCTATACCCTTCATCGTGTAGATAATAGCTACCAGCGATAATAGCACAGATAGGCTTACCATCAGCTCTCTTCCCGTATGCAATAGATTTTCCTTGCTGGTGACCCGCCACGCAAGACATATGCAGCTTGCTAATAATAGCAGCGGGAGAAGCAGCAGGACGCCCCATAGCCCCAACAGGCCAATAGTGACTAAAGCCAACACCATTAATAAACACAGGCTTAAGAAATTCATGCACTTCCCAATCTTTCTCATATTCCAAGTCCTTTGTGGAGATTAGTCCTTCAAGCATTGGGTTGTTGTTTACAGCCCTGTGGATGCGCTGCTCGTGGTTTCCAAGGGTGAGCACCATACGAGGCTTATAAACCTTGTGCTTGGTGTCTTTCTGGGTCTTCTGAAGCTCTCTAAGAGGTGCTAGAAGGAGCCTCATACCCTCCTTAGCTGCCTCAATGTCCTTCTGGTAACGCAAGCCTTCAAAATACTTACTGCCCTTGATGTCATGGCTTGAGAGACTAGGCATATCTGCATGGTCCCCAATGTGTACAACAACGTCAGGCTTGTATTCACAGATAGCTTTACCAGCCCATGTAAGGTGCTCCATTGGAACTCCTTCTTTGACCTGAGTGTCTGGAATTACTAATATCCTCATTTCTTAATCTCCACTTTCTCCAGCTGCTCCTTAAGGGCAATCAGCTCGTCAATCATGAGGGTGATTTTCTGCATCTTGTCAGCCTTGTCTTTTTTGCTGTACATGCTGAAGTCAATGGTGACCATACGATTACAATCACCAAACTTAACATGAGCTTCTTTGTATGCAGAGCCGTTGCTGTCATCAAAGGTGCATTCAATGAAGCCGCTGCCTTGTTTGTTGAGCCACTTACGGCTGTAATACTTATTCATTCTCTGGTTCCCAAGCAAATGGCTTAATGAACGTGTCACTGTCATACACTTCTCCTCCAAGTAAATCTGTCATCTTGTTAATAACACCAATGTAGCCTGCTCCTTCAAGGAAGTGAAGGAAGAAGGGCAACATCTCATGCCAAGCTGCTTCGTCACTGAACTGAACTGTCACCTCTGTTTGTTGTAGCTGCTGGTAGTCATCATCCATTTCCACCATACGCATTGTCAAATGTTTCTTTCCCATGTCTTTCTCCTTGTTTGGCCTGCCCTAGTGGATTTGAACCACTGACCGCTTGCTTAGAAGGCAAGTGCTCTATCCAGCTGAGCTAAGGGCAGAAGTGTTAGTCGTAATTATTCCATTCTGTCACTACAAACTTCAATGAGTAGTAAGGCAACCCATCAAAGGTTTCCTTAGTCACATGGAGCCCGCCTGTAGATGTTTTATATGTCTCATGTCCTATGCAATAGTTCATCAAGCGTCTAGCACATTTACGAAGCTCTCCGAGAGAGGGCACTTCAGGAGGGCTGCTAATACCTCCCCATTTCCATTCTAGAAGCTCCATGACATGTAATACTTTACCGAAGTCAAACTCATCTAGAATGTCATCAATGATTTGTCGTTCATCCATTCATCATCTCCTTGATTGTTGGAAACTGTTCAAACATTATACCACGAATCTGCTCTGCAACCTCACGATGCTCTTTCTGTGTTGCAACATCGGTACGAATATCAACATAATGTAGCCAAGAACGCAGGGTTCCATTCATGTACATATTGCTTTGTGTCATGCCTTCTGGGAGCAGCTTACGGGCTTGTTCTTTAGCAATGCCTTTAGCCAATGCACTCTCATACATAAACTTAGCTTCATCCAACACACGTCTTTGAGCACCTTCCCACCAATAAGCCAACCCCATGTCATCTGTCTCTAAGCTGTTCTGCCTGTTCTTGTGGTCTTGCAAGCGTGGCTCACTGTATTCAAAGCCTTGGGCAACAGCATAACGTTGGCTAAACTCTTGAAAGGAGAAGCTACGGTGGCGGATGATTTGACGAGCAATGTCTCTTGTTGTTTGAATCTCAAGACACATTCCCACCATCTCTAGAGGACTCCAATGTTTATTTTTAATCAAATACTTAATTAACTTTGGAGCTGACTCATGGCTATCTTGATTGGCTGGATTAGAAACCCTTGCCATGTAGCCAATAAGCTTTTCAGCTTCAGGCGTAACCCATACCAGTTCGACTTTCGACATAATCTAATAACTCCTTAATCTTTTCTTTTCTACGGCTTCCCATGTGGGGAAGAACAGCGGTACAAACTTCGTGAATTCCTTGGTGATTTTGAACACTCCATATCCATGTTTTCTTTCTAGGTCTCTTATCGACACGTCCTGAAATGTTTTGTCTTTCGTTTACGGTTCCTACATTAAAAACAGAATGGAGCTTTCGGATCACGTCTTCGTCCGTCATCTCACAATGAACAGCTAAAGACTTGTGATCATGCTTAGCTGACTTACGAACAAAGATAGAGAAACAACCTTCCCCTTCAAGAATTCCAGCAGCCCATGCAACTTGAATCGGCGTCTTAGACATCATTTGTTGTCAATAAGGTATTTTAACAGTTTCGGCGCAGATGCAGGGTTGTTCTGGTTTGCCGGATTTGATACACGGGCCATACGAGCAATAAGCTCCTCCGCTTTCGGTGTCACCCACACTAGGCTCACTTGGGACATACTCTTTTCCTTCTTCAATTGCTCGTTTTAACACTGTGATTAGGCCAAGGTTTACCATTGCCTGTACTTCTAGAGGAGAGAGGGTCATGTCAAAGTCTGCACCCCCGTCCTC